CTATCATGTGTAGTTTCTACAATACGATAGGTTCTGTCTTCACTGTATACCTCTCTAGTTAAATCATTATCCATAAACATCTCTGGGAACTCTTCCATAGAGATGACATCAGGATTAAATAGATCAATGATATCCATGAGCTCATGTTTATTCTCTCCTAGTGATCTAAAGTTTTCACCAAGTAAAGTTTCTACTTGTTTACGTTGCACAACAAAGTTCCATGCAAGAAATGCATACTCTACCACCATGAGCTCATAGTGATCCTTGAGTAGTTGTACTTTATTAAGTGTAACCTGTGGTGCTCCTCCTGTACTAAAGTGTGGAGATATAATTAATAGTTTCTTCATAAACTTGATCTACTTCTGGATGACAATAAAACTTATCTTTATTTTCAAGGCAACCTATCAAAGGTTGTACGCCTTGTACAGATCCCCACTCCTTAACGCCATACTTCATATCAGAACAACATTGTAGTGCGCATGTACCAGCTACATACTTAGATTTGTGATACTGACCATACACTGTTCTGTATGGAGCTCTGTAGTTAGGATTGAGTGACGAACCCAAGTGTATAATGGGAGTATTTGTAGTGCCAGCGAGATGTAACAATCCACTGTCCATAGTTATAAAACATGCTGCATTATTTATAAGGTGATAACAATCTGATATACTAGTTTGATTCATTAGATTCATACCAAGAGGTATGTCAAAATTAAAAACAGGTTTGTCTACATTAAAGAAACCAGTCTCACTACTGTCTTTACCTATACTGATAACGTACACACCATCATCATTAAGGCGCTTAACAATCTCCATCCAGTTCTCAGCAGCCCATGTTCTATTAGGCCACGTCTGTACAGGATGTATTAGTACATACTTTTGGGGTATATCAAATCTATTTGGTTCTGTAGGAGCATATTCACAATACAACTCATAGCTATCTAACATAAACCCTAGATGTACAGCATGGTATTGACGTATATCCATAGTGTTATGCTTCATCTCTACACCACGTTCATCTTTTTTGCCCACTAAATAGAATGAATTATGCACAATATAATGTTCATTAAAGTAATCCCAATCAATTGAGGTGGACTTGTAACTAGCTTGTACGTATGGATTATTTTTGAACAGCTCTGGCATAGAACTCACCACAGTTATATTCTGTTCATAGGCTCTAGATAGTTTTCTTATAGTAGGCGTAGCACATATAAGATCACCCAAAGCAGGACATTCGCTAAGATTTAAGCAAACTTGTTTCATTATTTGTTGGTTTGCTCAAAGTTAAATATATTTACACAAAAATACAATAGCTATGTTAATAGATGTTAGTACAGGAGAAGTGGCTGATAAGATCAGCATCCTGGTTATTAAGAATGATAAGATAAAAGATACAACTCAGCTAGTTAATGTTCAAAAAGAACTTAGTTTATTGGTGGAATCATTCCCTGCAGAAATCTTAATTGATAAGTTGTACACTGAATTATGTATTATAAACTATCAGCTATGGCGTATAGAAGATAACATCAGAGAGAAGGAGCGCTTAGGTGAGTTTGATGCTGAGTTTATACAGCTAGCACGTGATGTTTACTTCACAAATGATAGAAGAGCATTCATTAAAAAGGAAATAAATATCAAGTATGGATCAGATATTATAGAAGAAAAATCTTATAATCCATATTAATTGAAAATTTATTTGCATAATTCATAGGAATTACAGATATTTGTTACAACATACCTATTCCCCTTCTCATTTGAACAGGGCGCTTAGATTTAGGTTTTTTCTTTTTTACATTTCATCAATTTTTTTGTTAACTACATAGCGTCTCAATCCTTTCTAGAGGATAGGGATGCTATTGTTTTTTCTATGCACTATGGCTGACTCTGCACTCACTCAATTTAAAAGCTGGATATTTCCAGCACTAGTATCTGTTCTAGGTATGATGATCTGGCAGGATGTTACAGAAATAAAAGCAGATGTAAAAGCTTTAATGGCCCAATCTAATATAGATAAGACACGTATAGATAACCTAGAACGTGAAGTGTATAAATCTGGTGCAACTTATAAAGCACCTTTCCCTTTTAATAATTTCCCTAAAGATTCAATAGATCGACCAGTTGCAATAATGAATAAGGATGAAGATGATGACGTGGATAATAAAGACGTTTAAGTATATAGAGAACATGTGGATAGGTAAGGATGGTAAGCCTTCTATTCGCAGAGTGTTTGCTATTGCATTGATTATTGATTTCATTAACAATACTAATTACGCAATACATAAATGGGAGGTGGGTAAATCATACGCAGATGTAGCTATGTTATTAGGAATAGAAGCAGGACTTGTCGCTGCGTTATTAACACTCACTACATATTCAACAACAGTTAAACTACCATCATCTACAGAATGAAAAATGCAATAACAGTATGTATCATTGGTGTCTTATTAGGAATCATTCTTATACAAAAAGCATGCACAACTAGTGTAGAAAAACCAAAGACAGACACAGTAGTAGTAACCAAGATAGTTTATGTACCTGTACATGATACTATTTATACAGATCCAAAGATTGTTGTAAGACTAGTCCCTAGTAAACCACTCCCTCCTGAATATCTTCCTGATACTAATTATGCAGCTTTACAGAAACAATATGAGAAACTAGTTATTGCTCATCTCACTGAGAATGTTTATGTAGATAAGTTAAACTTAGATAGCTTAGGGAGTATTGTAATCAGAGACACTACACAGTTCAACAAGCTAAAGAAAAGAAGTTACGCAATCAATCTACGTATTCCTAGAATAGTAGATTCTGTATTTGTAAATAATACTATTCCTCCAAGACGTCAACTATATGCAGGTGTTGGTGTTACATCTACACAGACACTAGGAACTTTTGGACTAAGAGGATCGCTATTGTATAAGGATAAGAAAGATAACATGTTCAGTCCTAGTGTAACAGTTAATACGAATGGCAATATAATATATGGAATTGATACATATTTTAAAATAAAGCTAAGATGAAGAAGTTAATAGATTTTATTAAAGGATTGTTTTGTAAGAAATGTGTTGTCAAAGGTAAAGCTATTACAGTTAAACCTTCTGAAGAAAAGAAAGAGGCTATTGCTAAGAAGAAGAACTTAGAAAAACTTGCATTAGCAGTAAAGAAAAAGAAGAATGGTAACTAGTGCACAAGCATTAAAGAAATATGGACAACCTGATCTCCTTGCTACACAAAGTAAGAATATGGTTATGTGGGATATTCCCACAGAGCTAGAGATAGGCGTAATCCCTAAAAGATTATATTGCAATAAAGATATTGTTGGACCCTTAACACAAGCGTTCAAGAGTCTTATAGATACAGGACATGTAAAAGAGCTTAAGACCTGGGATGGATGTTTTAACATTCGTAAGAAGCGTGGGTTAACATCTATGTCATTACACTCGTGGGGCATTGCTATTGATGTTAATGCTTTTGAGAATGGACTAAATCAAATCCCTAAGCTATCCTCAGGGTTTGTTAAATGCTTTAAAGATGCAGGCTTTGATTGGGGTGGAGAATGGCAACGTCTTGACGCAATGCATTTCCAATTATCTAAAATATGAATTCTGGTCTATATAGTATATTTTGTAGTATAAACTCTAAATATTATATAGGTCAAGCAATTGATGTAGATAAACGTATAAAAGCTCATTTAAATAAATTATCAGCAAATACTCATCATTCTCCTTACTTACAACATTCATTTAATTTATATGGTAAAGAGAGTTTAACATTTGAAGTTTTAGAATATTGTAATATTGAGGAGTTAGATGATAAAGAAATATATTATATATCAAAATATAATTCTCTAAACCCTAACGGTTTTAATTGCACTATAGGTGGTAATGGTATGAGAGGTTTTGTATTTTCAGAAACTACAAAACAAAATTGGTCAAATAAAAGAAAAGGTAAATATTTAGGAATAGAACATCCTAAAAGTAAAGAGATAAAAGGTACACATTTAAAAACAGGTAAGTTATTATATTTTGATTCTTTACAATGTGCTGAAAGATATTTAAATATAAAAGGAGCTAATAAAAATATAAGTGCTAATTGTAAAGGTAAAAGAAAAAGTGCTTACGGATACAATTGGCAACATCAATTAAAAAATATATAAACATGGCAAAGGCAAAAGGTTCTACAGAATCAAAGAAGATTGTATTTGGTGTAAGACGTAAAGGTAAACATCAGAAAAACTTTGGCCCTAAGGCTACTCCTACTAAGAAAAAATATAGAGGACAAGGACGATGAAAACATTCTATAAACTTATAGTAATTGTTATAGCAATAGGCATAGCTTGTGCATATGGTATAACTATAACTAACTTAGTTAGAGTTGCTAACGTAACTCATTAAAGTAAATTTTAATACTAATAATATATATTGTTTAAACTAATATATATTTGTAACATTTATAAAATAATAATAAAATGGCTATACCATCTAAAGGAATAGGTTGGGGAACAGAGGAAAATCTGTTATGGCAAATCTCTAAACAATTAGAGTATCTGTCAGGCATTACATATAATAGTGGTGGAGGATCAGGATCAGGTACTAGTGGTTCCTCAGGAACCAGTGGTGGATCAGGCACTTCAGGCTCAGCAGGTACTGCTGGTATAAGTGGATCTTCAGGAAGCTCAGGTTTAACAGGAACCTCTGGATTATCAGGAGACAGATATAGAACAGAATCTGTTACAGAATTTACATTAGGTAATGCAGGAGGAATAATTGTAGGTACAGGATTATCATACACTACAGCTCAAGATATTATTATATCATATGATTCTACACACCATCAGGTTTCAATGGTAGTTTCTTATGATTCTGGTTCAGGAGCATTAGTATTTAGTGCACCTTCAGAAACTACAGGATCTGGAACTTATAGTGATTGGACAGTTAACCTTAATGGTGCTGCTGGTGGAAATGGTACAGCTGGAACCTCTGGCTCTGCTGGAACTAGTGGAGCTGGTACATCAGGAACATCTGGCGTAGCGGGTACATCAGGATCTGCTGGTACTTCAGGTGCTACAGGAACTAATGGTTCGTCAGGTACTTCTGCAAGTTCAGGAACAGCTGGTGTAGCTGGAACTGCAGGTACGTCTGGTACAAGCAGTGGTCCTACTACATCTTATGGACTATTTGCTCAAACAGCTGATAGTACACCTGTAACTGCTACTGCTGTAGAAACAACAATAATAGGACCAGGAGTAGGTGGATTAACTGTTCCTGCAAATGCATTTTCTATTGGAGATTCTTTTGCTTGTTCATTAGATGGTTTAATTTCTTGTGTAAGTGCATCGACAATACATGTTCGTGTTAAAACATTATCAGGAGCACTTCTTGCTGATACTGGAATAATTGATTTAGCTGCAGCAACCAGTAAAAATTGGATAATGAATTTGTATTTTACAATAAGAACATTAGGAGCAGCTGGTACTGCATCAGTTTCATCTGGAGGATTATTTTCTTATATTAGAAATGGAGGAACTCAATTTGAAGGATATAATTTAAGTACAGTTAATACTACTACGTTTGACACTACTATAAGTAATACGTTGGTAATTACTGTACAGTGGGATAGTGATAGTGTAAGTAATTCAATAGTTTCTCGAAATTTTACATTAACTAAAGTTTACTAACATGGCTATACCTTCAAGACAGATAGGCTGGAGTACAAAGAGCAATTTGCTTTGGCAGATTTCTAAGCAATTAGAAGCCTTATCAGGTATTATGTACGCTAGAGGTAATACTACTACAACTACTACTACAACTATACCACCAACAACGACTACTACTACAACAGCATAACATAAGAATTAAAAACCAACAACTACATGAAGGAATTAAAATTTATCTGTGAGATGTGGAGAGATATCAATGACTTTGATGGTTACGAAGTGAGTAACTTTGGTAATGTCAGAGGAAAAGATAGATTGAGAAAAGGTAGACATGGATTACGATTAACAAATGGTCAACCTATGAAACAAGTTTTTAATAAAAAAGGATATCCAGAAGTTAGATTTCGTAAAGAAGGTACACATACTAAACTAATTCATAGATTAGTAGCTAAGGCTTTTGTACCAAATCGTGATAATAAGTCACAGGTTAATCATATTGATGGTAATAAACTAAATAATAGAGCAGACAATCTTGAATGGGTTACTAATTCAGAAAATCAATTGCATGCTTATAAGTTAGGACTACAACCTAGTAGAGCTGGTGAAAATAATAGTAAAGCAAAGATTACAGATAAAGATGTAACTTTACTAAAAGAATTATATAACTCTGGTAAGAACATTGTTGAAGTTTCCAAGACAATGAATATAAGTTTAGATTCAACTAGACAAATTATTTATGGAAGAACTTGGAAATCTAATACAACAACAGTTATTAAAAGAGATGATAGATTTAAACCAACTACAGTATGAGTAAAGAACTAAGATTTATTTCAGCGCAGCCAGATGACACCTATTACACATGGCAGGTTCATTTATGGCTAGAAAGCTTGAGAAACATTGGACATTCAGATAAGGCTATTGTCTTAATCTTTATCCCATCGTTTAGAGAGAAGAATGATAAGTGGCAACAAATCATTGATCTATATCCAGAATCAGAGTTTGCTTTCTATAAGGATCAAGATGGTGTAAGTGAGAAGTTAGGAGTGTACATTCCTGTATTACGACCATATTCATTGATGCGCTACTGGCAAGATCATCCAGACATGAAAGACAAAGCAGTGTTCTACTGTGACTCTGATGTCTTGTTTACAGATAAGTTTAATGTTGATGCATATATTGATGATGATATAAACTATTTATCAGACACCAATAGCTACATTAACGCTTCATATTTTGATAGTAAGATACATCAAGTGCTTCCTGAAAGGTTGCATGGATATAAAAAAATAGATGTTCTAGCTCAGGCTACAGAGATGTGTGGTATCACACGTAAGATAGCAGAGGAGAACAACGACCACTCAGGGGGTGCGCAATATTTGTTAAAGAATATTGATGTTATATTCTGGGAGAAGGTACTAAGAGATTGCATTACAATACGTAGTTATTTATTAAACATAAACAGACTATATTTCAAGGATGAATCTACAGGCTTTCAAAGTTGGTGTGCTGACATGTGGGCTGTCCTCTGGGCTATTTGGTTTAGAGGTGGGGTCACTAAGAATTTACCTGAAATGGAATTCTCTTGGTCGTCAGATCCTATTGACAAGGTCCACAGGTTAGGTATATTACATAACGCTGGTATTGTTAATAAAGATATGGGTGACTACCCAGCGTTTTACAAAGGTGAGTATCATATGGGTAAAGATCCATTTCAAGATCCTCATTTAGAATTAGTATTCAATGATCCAAGAGCTCAACAAAAAGGTACACACTATTACGTTGAGCAAATGATGAAATTAAAGTTTAAATATAAATTAAATTATTAGAATGAGAAATTATAATGGTATAATTAATATTAGTGAACCTGAAGATGATTATTCTATTTACATAATGTACTCTTCTGATAACACAGATAAGTCTATTTATATTGGTTTAACTAAAAATACAAAACAAAGAGTATATTATCATTCTATAGAAAGAAAAAGAAAAGAAAACATAAATAAACCTTTGTATGTTTGGATAAATCACATACTTGACAAAACAGATAAAAATATAATTTTTGAAGTTATTGATGAAAAATTATCTGAAGAAGATGCATTTAATAAAGAAATATATTATATTAAAAAATATAATATTGAAAAACATAATGTATTAAATCTTACTAAAGGAGGAAAAGGAAATAATAAAGAAAGAACTCATAAAACTAGAAAACTTCTTTCTTTAAGAAATAAAGAAAGGACAGAAAAAGGATGGGAAAGTCCAAATAGAAAAAAAGTTTATAAGTATAATATCGACAATGTTCTTTTAATTGAATACGCTTGTGTAAAAGAAGCAGCAATAAAAGAAAATGTATCTCCATCAAGTGTTGGAGAGTGGTGTAGAAAAGATAAAAAGCCTAGAAATAATTTCATCTGGTCTTATATCAAGTTAAACTAGTAATATTAATATATAAATAAAAATAATATGGGAATTAATAAAAATTTAAAGGCTTATGTACGATATGATGGCTCTGGAAGGGTTGTTGCAGGCAGCCTTATTCTGAGAAAGAACAAGCCAAAAGTGGGAAGATGGCAAGAGATTCCAGCATATGAATGCTGTAATTACGTTCCTACAACAACGACTACAACAACAGCTAGTCCTACTACTACGACTACTACAACTGTAGCTCCAACGACTACAACAACTACTACAGCTCTTTAATCATGGCAAATAGCAATAATCAATTAAAAGCATACGTTCGTTTCGATGGAACAGGACGTATAGTACCAAGCAGCTTGATCTTACAAAGATTCAAGCCTAAGGATGGTAACTGGCAAGAAATAGATGCAAAAGAATGTTGTAACTTTGTTCCAACAACCACTACAACTACTACTGCTACACCTACGACTACTACAACTAGTACGTCTACTAGTACTAGTACTTCTACAACAACTACAACCACTACAGCTTCAATAGGATAATGGCAAAATCACTTTTTCCACAAGAAATGTTAAGTAATGCAACTGGTAGCGATCTCTCATTAGAGAGCATCGCTGCTAAGCTTACTTACTTCCATGAGCAATTACATTTGACTCACTGGCAAACAAAAAGTTATGCAGAACATCAAGCTACAGGAGCATTGTACGATTACGTACATGATTTCAAAGATGGATTGATTGAGAAGCTTATGGGCTATACAGGTAAAAGACCTGGAGCTTATAAAATAGAACCTCTTACAGATTGTACAGCTGAAAAATGTGTATCAGATATAATGTCATTCGCATCATCATTAAAGATGTATGGAGAAAAGAATTCTTATCATGATGTATGTAACTTAGCTGATGCATTATCTGGTGAGGCGGCTAAAGTACGTTATTTACTAACTCTTAGTTAAAGTTAACATGAAAGCTAAAGATATAGTAAGTCAATTAATTGAAAATAAATACACTCATGATGAACTAAATTCATCTTGTGGAGTTTACATTTTAACATTAAATAATAAACATTACATAGGAAGCTGTAAGATGTTAAATTATAAGATGTCAAGAAATGGATTTCATTATAGACTTTATCTTCATATACATAAACTAATAAAAGGTAATCATCATTCATTAAAGTTACAGAATGCAGTAAATAAATATGGTATAAATAACATTGGTTTTGATATTATTCAAACTTGTGATTCTAAAATCACTACTGATATAGAACAATACTGGTTAAACATAATGGATACTTTTAAACAAGGATATAATAGTTGTCCTACTGCAAGAAGTAATTTTGGATACAAACATACAGAAGAAGCTAAATTAAAAATGTCAAAATCTAAAACTGGAAGAGTTGCTTGGAACAAAGGTTTAAAAGGTGAATCTCCTTCTTTAGAAACAAGAAAAAAATTAAGTGACTCTCTGTCTGGAAGAAAAAAAGGACCTATGTCTGACCAACAAAAATCAGACATTAGTAATACATTAAAACAAAGATATTTAGAAAAAACTAAATATCTATTAACCTTGTCTTAATGCAAGTAGAGAAGAGATTCTTTCCAAAAATAATGGCTGATAATGATGCAATATATTTCTCGCATCTTGAGGGCATTATAGATTCAGTTGATGAACTATCTAGTATGGAAGTTGTAAAACATCCTAAGCACTATTCATTCAGGATAGCACCTTCTCTCCCTATGTATACAAACATGTTAATAGAGGAACTATTTAAGTTCCACAACAGATTCCAGATCAAACTAAATATGAGTAAGAGCATTAAAACAAACGCTGTCATTACTTTTTCAATTAAAACATGATCGTAAAAAAAGTTTATAAAAGAAAAACATTTAATCATGGATTAGATACTAGAGGAAAGGAGTATCAAAGAATTTGGTATTTAGCTAAAAAATATAAAATATCTTTTGAAGAATGTTTTAAAAATAAAGAAAAATATGACATTAATCATAGAATAAAAAAACATCCAGAATATGATTTATATAGTTCTGAATATTATAAAACAATATGGTTAAAAAAGAAGTATGGAATAACATTAAAAGAATATAATCAATTATTAGAATCTCAAAATCATGTATGTTTAATTTGTGGTAAAAGCGAAAATCATATACATAATAAAACTAAAAAGAAAACAGATTTAGCAGTAGACCATTGTCATGATACAGGAAAAATTAGAGGATTACTTTGTACTAATTGTAATATAGGAATAGGATACTTTAAAAATAATCCTGAGTTATTAATTATTGCAGCAGAGTATTTAAAAAACTCAGTTATTTCTTTTGATATTGATTTAGGATGATTATATTTGTTCAAACCAAACCAAAAATAAAATGCAAATAGTAAAAGACGACGAGACAGGTGCTTCAGAAGTACCAATGTACGATCCATCAAAGAAATACACTTGGCATCAAGATGCCCAATTCATACTTTCAGGTAATGAATTTGGAATGCTTTTAAACTCATTACGTGGAATTGTTTCTACGCCAGAGGCTAGAGTTATATTACGTGCTGCTGATGCAGCTGATGCTATTGAAAGTATAATGGCTAAAGCTGTTGAATCAGGATTAGTTGTTGAATATCCAGAACAATAAATGAATATTAAAGAATTTGATATGGGCAAGTACATCTTACTAATTGGTAAGGATGCTACTGACGTATTTAATTACTATAATGTCAAAGAAATGCATGGGTTAAATCTTAAAGATGCCCAAGCAGAAGAGGTTGATAAGACTAAGGGTAATGGCGTATACATCTATGGATTGACAAACTACGATCCTGCAGATAAAAAGCTAGTAGCTAAAGCTCCTTATAAACCTTTTCTTTTTTTAAACATGGGCACTTTTAAAAGATATAGTGCTGATGAACAGAAGACAGCGATAATGCATGAAACAATGCACATGGCCCTTCTTCTTTACAAATGGGACGCTGAGAAAAAATCAGAAGAAATAGTAACAATGGCTGAAGATGAGGCTAATAAAATCATCAAAAAACTCAAAGGTATTAAAGTTATAAAATAATGGCAACATCAAAAAAATCATTAGGTAGTCTTTCAGGACTAAAGGCTTCTAACAAACGTGTAGGACCTGTAGATCCTAAAGGTGCTTGGACAAAAGTTCAAGAGAGAACATTAGCAGGAGCTAAAGGTAAAGCTACTTTGAAAAAAGATAAAGAACTTGGTGCTACCAAGATGTCTAAAAAGAAGTAGATGATCTTCGAGCCTGCTAACAGAATAGATGTATCTACACCTAAAGGTGATGGAACTATCTGGCTTGTTACAGACTATGGTCATGAGACTGACACTATATATACTATTATCATTAATGCCACAGGGGAGCTCTGGCAATTCGTTCATAAAGATATTAGGGTAAAACCTAACATAACATTTAGAAGGTATGGCAAAGCAATGGATTCAGAAGGCAACAGCCTCGATTAAAAAAAGAGGTACAGAGGGCAAATGCACTCCTATCACTAAGCCTGGATGTACAGGTAGAGCTAAGGCTCTTGCTCAAACGTTTCGTAAAATGAGCAAGAAGAAGAAATGAGCATGCTTAATAAAGAATCTATAAGAAGTCAACATCCTTATGAAATAGCTAGAAGAGCTAAGAGAAAAGGTATATCTGTTGAAGAACTACTTAAGATTGAGGCTGAAACTTATAATTTGATTAAAGACAGTAATTTTTTATGTACAAGTTGCAATACATGGAAAGATATTTCAGAAAGACCTAAAAATGGTTGGTATTGTAAGACATGTTATGCTGCTAGAACAAGAAATAGATATGATTTAGATCGACAAAGAACATATCTTCTTAAAAAGAAATACGGAATCACTTCTGAGAAATATGATGAGATGTTATCTGAACAAGATTACAAATGTTATATTTGTCACACACATGAAGATAAACTAGATAGATCATTAGCTGTTGATCATTGTCATAAAACTGGTAAGGTGAGAGGTTTATTATGTGGAAACTGTAATAGATTTCTTGGACAAATTGACGATAATGTAAATACAGCAGAACGATTACTAGAATATCTTAATAAATATAAATAATGGGATCTATAAAGAAAGCTGGTCCATGGAATCCACAGAAGGCTACAGCCTATGTAGGAAAAGGCGTTCTTAAGAATGGTGGTAATATAACACCTGTACCTAATGGTCATCTCATTAAGAAAGATGGCACATCATTAAAGAATGGTGGTAAGGTTGTTAAAGCTGGTGGTCAAACACATAAGGTGTTTAAGAAGAAGGTTGATAAAGGTATAGGTGATAAAGGAGATATAGTTGTAGATCATACAGCTGGTCCATCTGCTGGTAAGTGGGATAAGATTAATCTTACAGAGAAATCTAGAGCTAAAACTGTTAAACAAGGTGTTGCTTCAGTTAAGAAGTGGCATAAAGATAATCCTGAATATGGCAAAAAGTCCAGCATGGCAAAGATCAGAAGGAAAAAGTAAATCTGGTGGCCTAAATGCAAAAGGTAGGGCATCCTACAACAGAGCTAATCCAGGTAAGCCTGGTCTTAAAGCTCCACAACCTGAAGGTGGTCCTCGCAAGAAATCATTCTGTGCTAGGATGGGAGGGGTCAAGGGCCCTATGAAGAAACCTAATGGTGAACCAACAAGAAAAGCATTAGCTTTACGTAAATGGAAATGCTAAAAACCTGCACAAAGTGTAAAGTAGAAAAGCCTTTAGATAAAGATCACTTTCCTTTACACAACAAGACTAAGTCTGGCTTTGATAGCTGGTGTAAATCTTGTAGAGCTTCATATAGAAGTGAAACAAGAAGAGGTCAATACAGAGATATGATATCTGATGATCAATTAAAAGACATCATAGAAACTGTTAAAGAGTGTGTAATCTGTGGATCAGAAGAGAACTTAGTAGTTGATCATTGTCATAAGACAAATACTGTACGAGGAATGCTTTGTAATCATTGTAACAGAGGACTTGGTCACTTCAGGGATGATCCTGAACTATTAGAATTTGCTAGAATATATCTTCTAGCTAATAGTGAAAAAGAAGAAGATGCCACAGAATATAATAATTATATAAACTGTCAGGCATGAAAAAGAAACTAACGTCTGCTAAGACAGCAAACGATCCTAATTCTCGTATCAATAAATCTCTACGTAAGTGGAAGTGCTAAAATGAAAAAATTAAGTAAAGCTAAAGATGGTGCTAGTACACCAGCAAAACGTTCTATTCCAGCACCAAAGAAAAAAGGTGCGATGGATGCTTTAAAAGCTGTAGGTAAATATGTATCTACCTTTGGACTTGCTACAGAAGGATATAATCCTGCTCCAAGTAAAGAAGCTAAAAAATCCATGCCTGAAAGCAAGATGAAAGCAGGTGGAATGATTAAACGTGCTGATGGATCATATTCTAAGCGTGGTTTATGGGACAATATTCGTGCCAACAAAGGCTCAGGTAAAAAACCTACAGCTCAAATGCTAAAGCAAGAGAAGAAAATTAAAGCTCAAACTAAAAAGAAATAATATGAAAGCAATGAAAAAAGCACAAGTTGGTGCATCTGTTAAAATTAAAGTTAAGGCTAAACCATTACCTAAAGCAGGTAAACAAACTCCTGCAGACTTCCTTCCAGGATCTTATGATAAGTTACCACGTACAAAAAGTGGTGGAGCTAATTATGATGGACCTAAAGCTGGACCTCGTGAGATGAATCCTAAAGGTATGTCTAAGAATGGCAGTATGATGAAAAAAGCTAAAGTTGGTGGAGAATTTGGTATGTTATCAGTGAAAGCTGGTATCGATAAGAATCCTAATCCTACAGCTGCTGATCGTATAGCAGGTGCTACTAAGAAAGCTAAGTCTGGTGCATCTATGAAAAAATGTAGAATGGGTTGCAAATAATTTTGTATATTTACAGTTTATAATTAAACTGTAAATAATATGGAAGAAATTTGGAAAGATGTACCTGAATATGAAGGATTATATCAAATATCTAATTTAGGTAGAATTAAAAGTTTAGATAGAACTGTAGAAGGAATAATTAAAAAATATTCTTATAAATCAAAAATATTAAAAGCAGGTACAACTACACAAGGACATCTTCATGTAAACTTATATAAAGATAAAAAATCAAAATCAAGAACTATACATCAATTGGTAGCAATTGTTTTTTTGAATCATGTACCTTCTGGATTTAATATAGTTATAGATCATATAGATAATGATAAAAATAATAATTGTATAGATAATTTACAATTAATAACTCAAAGAGAAAATTTATCTAAAGATAAGAAAAACAAAAGTTCTAAATATACAGGTGTTATATGGCATAATTTTCATCAAAAATGGACAGCTAGTATACGCATAGGAAAATCTAGAAAATATTTAGGATATTATACAGATGAACATGATGCACATTTGGCTTATCAAAAAGAACTTAATTTAATAATTAATATTAAATAATATGGCTGCAAGTAAAAAAACAAAGCCTGTGCTTAAAATGCACAAACCTGCAAAGGCTCCTAAGGTGGCACCTCCTAAACCAGTTGATGGTAATTATATGAGAGAGGCTGATACACCATCACGTCTTAAAAGTAAGATGTGGCCTTTAAAACAAAAAAGACTTTCTAAATAGATTTTTGTTCGTTTCGATTAAATTTGTGATTCATTTTGTTAAGTAAAAAAGGAGACCATTGGCCTCCTTTTTCTTTTTACAATTGACTATAATAATCTTTATTGAAATGTGGACTGAGATTTATGATACCTTCTTCCTTATTTAGAACTTGATCTGTTCTTTCTAATACATCTTTACTTGGAAGAGTTCCCATCCCTGATATATGTAATGTACCCATTCCCCATCTATATATCATTGTTGGTTTAGATATAGTAAATATATCAGCATTGTGAGCAAATGTAATATCAGCATCTTCATCACCACTCTTATCAGGCCATTTTATTCTACCTAGATAATCTTTAGTGTAGCAGTTACCATTATTGATATTATCATTAGTTGTTTGATAGTTGTTATCTACAAAGAAATAATGTGCATTGCTTCTATATATTTCATGTCCAGGATTTTCAATAATTGATTTTGCCATTAGTTCTAATCCTTCAGGACCAATTAAATCATCATCATCAAGACGATATATATAATTATGTGTACATTGTTTATATCCCCACTCTAACTTAGCAGCTATAGATGGAAATCTTTCCTTACAGTTAATTATTTTAACTCTTGGATGATCATATACATACTCCACCTTAGGGCTATCATTAACTACAACCATTTCAAAGTTTTCACTTTGTTTTAAAAATGATTCAATAGCCTCTTCCAGAAGCTCATGTCTTTGATAAGTTATTGTTAATACAGATATCATTTATTGATTTGTTTTTTAATTTCATCATATATCCATGTAGATATATTATATTTTTGAGTTTCATCTAGTTCATCTATCAACCAGTCTTCTTTCATATCTTTAGAATGAAGCCACATGTGTGATAAATTAGGATATTTATTATAAACTTCGTTATAGAAAAACATTGCTGTTTGCTTATCGCATTTATAAAATCCCCATTCGTAATCATCAATGTTAGGAAGTTTTTTCCAAATGTCACACATTTCTCCACCATGTGCACACCTATCCCAAGAAGAGGATGCTGATACAAAGTCTTCGTATAAATATAAAAGAGTTAACCCTAGATTATAATCTACTCCTATCTGATTAGATTTACATGATTCTAATGTAAGTGATTGCCAAGATGTGTTATCTCCTATATATAATGCTTTATCAGAATTTACTACTTTAGGATTAGATAATATTGAATAAATAAATTGACTGTTAGGTGTGAAGTTTAACCAACAATCATTTCTTGGAAAGATGTTAATATCATCATATCCTGATATTTCTCTATATCTACCTTCAATACAGTCTTCAGGAACAAGGTTATTATAGTGACACGTATGTGGATCGTATGATCTGCATACTAAATTTACTTTTGATTGATTTATTGGTTTGATTGCTATATCATCAGTATCTATATAACTACCTCCAAATTTATATAATAAGACAAGTCTAATTAAATCTGAACGTTCTCTAGGATGAGCATTTATATAGTGTTGTTCTATTAATGATTTAGGTAAAGGTGTATTGTCAAATAAAGAATAATCCCAAGTATGAACTAGTATTCTATACTTGGGATCAAAATCTTTTTCTGTTAAACTATTCGATACAAGAATTATTGTATGATGAGGATTGAATATTCTTGTAGAATATATACAATCATTTAATATCTTTCTACGAGAATCGCAAATGGCACCATCCCAATAGAAAAATATTGTATTTACCATACAAGGATTACATCAAATGGTGATACAAGTAATTTGTTCTCTCCATTAATAGGAATCACTGGCGCTTTACCTAAAGATGCTGGATCTACTAATATCTCATCACCCACCTTAATGTCTGTAATAAGATCACCTACAGCATGTACTGTAAGCTTATTAAGTTTCTGCATCATCTCTCTTTCGAGAGCTTCTTTTGTGTTCTCATCCACAATAAGTTTACCTTCATCTTTCTTAGGAAGGTCTAGTAACAATCTGTTACCACGTAGTTTTTTAAAATCTGTCATTAGAATTCAATGTTAGTTAGTTTCTTAAATCTTACAATATCATCACCTTTCAAATGAATATCTGATTGGAAGATGTCACGCTTACGTTGTACGCCTATCACTTTACCAGTTTTAGGATTAAGTGTAGGAACCTCTTCAACACGCTCATGAATATCATCTAGTAGGATTACTAGTTCATCATCAAATGCAATGCTGCGAATTACTTTATTTACATTGAAAGAGTCTGTAAACTCTTTGTCACCCTCTTTACGAGTGTAGAAAAATTGATTTGTCATTGGTTTATTTTGTTTAAAAGTTCAATACGTCTTCTGTTAACTTCTTGAAATCTGTACATATCATTCTCTACAGATTCATGTTCTAACAAAGATAATAGAATAATATTAGATTTATCATATTGTAGTTCAGGATATTTACTCTTAGGGAGGATATGATGAAAGAATGTTGATAATGCTTCACCTCCTAGATAATCTCCACTCACTTCTGAGTAATGCTTGCGTTCTTTCCAGATTTCTAAGAACAAGTTTCTCATTGTCTCTATCTTAGTCTTTTGCACAAACATGTCACGCTTAGCTGCTATAAGTCCACCTCGTTTAGGAGTGATGGGTTTACGTTTGATGTGACTCAAACATAAACCCTTACTCCATACAGGCTTGCTACAGTTTTCTACAGAGCATAATTTTGCCATCTTGTTTTTCTATCAGTAGATTAAGATAAGTTTGGGCCTTCTTTAAATCTTCCAGCCCATTCTTACGCCTCCATCTCAGTAAATACTTTAGCACATTACCTTCCAGAAAGTCTAACTTATATTCGTTAGCTATATCGATTACATCAAATGCATATCCTTTGTAATGATCTGGATGTACTAGTCTATTTCCTTCTAATCTTTCCTCAATTTCCTGTTGATCCATGTCCATCTGTTCCTCTTTGTGTTTCTGATAGTTCATCTACTTCTGTGTATTTAACTAATGGTACTGGTATAATTACCAGCTGAGCAATACGATCACTCACTTGATAACTGTTCTCTACAGTGTAAGGATTTAGTATATTAAACGTAACCATAATCTCTCCTCTATAACCACTATCAATTACACCAACAGAATTACTTAGTGACAAATCGTAATTACGTATAGAAGAACGTGGGAACACAAGTCCCACCATTCCTTCTGGTATCTCTACAGCTAATCCTGTACCATACACTACTTGATTCTTTCTAGAAAAATCAACTGATGTAGCTACAAGATCTGCACCTGCATCTCCTGGCTTTCCAAACTTAGGCTTCTGTGCCTCTGGTACTAATTTTTTAAATAAGACTTTCATGCTCTTCTATTTTGATTACTTCTTGATTAGATAGTTTATTAATAATTTCTTCCTTTAATGAATCAAAGAACTCAGGATTATCTGTAAGTAGTTGTGTAAATTCATCAAGGTCATACTTAGTTTCATTGTGTGTGATTGTCTTACCATACTTACGTAAAATTCCAAACTCACTAGCCATGTCCATAATCTCTAACATGCGATCAATACCTATACCAAACACAATTTCAAACTCTACACCTTTGAATGGAGGAGCCATCTTGTTCTTGATAGTCTTAATCTTAGTTAGATTACCATAAGCTTCTGTACCTTCCTTAGCAAGAGTCTTACTAACTTCTATACGAACATCAGCATAGAACTTTAATGCATGACCTCCCTGAGTTGTTCTAGGATCACCAAACATAACACCAATCTTCTCACGATATTGACTTACAACAACAACGCATGTGTTATGTTTAGAGAGTATACCTTTTAGCTTAGGATAGACATCACTGTTAAGCTTAGCCTTTCTACCAATAGAACTATCACCTACCTCACCATCTAAGACTTTCTTAGGGATTAAAGATGAATCTGAGTCAATAATAACAAGACCAATCTCTCCAGTATTAATCATATCCATAGCAATTTGGAAACC